ACTGCAGATGCTACATCAGCAGCAGGATTATCTTCTGTGCCACCCTGAGCGGTGCCATAGTCACCAGCATTAGCAGCGGTCTGATTAGCGAACGCTAAACACTCTGCCTTGTGGCGAGTATTGCCATCTCCATCAGTGTAGGTTCTATATGCCCACCAACCTGGCCACTTAAGACCACGAATCTTATTTTCATCTAAAGCAGCTTCTGTGTCATCAATGAAGAGAAGATTTGTTCCAGTTGGGAAGTGTGCTAATTGACCATTTTCATCAAGTAGAAGAGTAGCAACTTCCTTTGGAGGAGTTCTGCGAATTGCATTAGCAGCAAGAACAGTTCCTGTTGAACCTGCATATGCTGTTCTAAGTTTGAGTGATGTCGCTGAAACCACCGACTCAACAGTGTATTGGACACCACCAAGAGAAAGAACATCGCCGTTCTGCACAAAGTTTGCAGAAGTTCTATCTGTAAAATCACCAGTGGTAGTTACAGTTGTGCTGTTGTTAGTAACACTTAAATTATTTGCCAACGCTTTCGCGTCGATTGTTCCGAAAATTGCCATCGATTCCTCTTACAATATTTGCTTTTCTAAAGAGTATTTATAAAAAATGGGATGCCGCAGCATCCCACAAAAACTATTTAAAAAAAATATTAGCAACCTTTCATAAGAGCAGTTCTTACTGTTGCTGCAATTACGTTATCAACATCGTTGTCGGTCTTCTCAACATATCTGTCAAGTAGATCACATACGAGTTTCTTTGTGGTGCAGCTGTTAAGTGCCGCGAAAAGAATTGGTTTTACTAATTCTACAAGTGCGCCCATGATAGTATCCTCTAAGAGAGTTTAAAGCTATTTAGCAGCTTTTTTTGCCATTGCAGTAGCAGTTCCATACATCACATCTTTTGCCTTTTCTCCATACTTAGATTTGAATGAACCAAACTTTTTTTTCATACCCTTAACAAATTTTTCTTTCTTAGCAGTTTCTGCTTTAGAAAGTTTTTTCTCCTCAAGTGGTTCTACTTCTTCTTTCTTTAGTTTCTTTTTAATTTCATCAGTTGCCTTTCTGCCAGTCGGGGGATCTGGATCATTTGGAGTGTCAACTTTAGGCATTACTTCAATCTCTACCTTTTTACCCTCGTCAACAACTGCCTCCCATTCCTCCTTTTTTGTAGACTTTTTTTCCTTTCCCCATGCCTCCTGCACTTCTGCTGCCTTTTCCCACATTTCTTTTACTGACTTCTTAGCTTTTCTGGCACGAAGTAAAGCAAAGTCATGAGCATCTACTTTGCCATTCTTGTTGGCATCAATTTTTTCTTGATTGCCAGGCATGTCTCTTGCCTCTTTCATTTTTTCTTTTTTCTCTTCTGCCTTACCTTCCTTGTGCTTCTTCTCGCCCTTCTCTTCTTTCTCTGGTTTCTCCCACTCCTCAGACTTCACACACTTGTCTTTACCATTCTCAGTGCCAGCATACTTATAACCTTTCCAGCAAGCTTTGCCATCGGCGCCTTGCTCCTTGCCTTCTTTGTTCTTTGCTTCATCGAGTTCAGCAACTGCCTTTTCGATCAAGTGTTTTGAAAACTCATCAATTGTCATTGGTCTTTTGTCGTTTATTTTTATTTATAAATGACTTGACCTTATCTTTGGCACTCATTTCTTTTTCATCACATCCGCAATGTTCTTTAATATCTTTGACCCAGGCACGAAACATCTTACCCTCAGTGGTAACAGCAATAATATAATTAACTCCTCGACGATGAATTTTACCAACTTCGCCTAAATTATTCTCAACCCAATCACCCTCAGCAAATACTTTGCCAAGCATGTAAGATTTTTGTTTTGACTGCTGCAGTAGTTCTTTCAATGATTTCATAGTTTATTTAAAATTCTTGGGAAGTCTTGTTCTGATCTCGTTCATTAGTTTCATGCAATCTGCATCACTTAATGCTTTTGGTATACCAGAACGAAAGGTTTTAAAATCTCCAACAAACGCAGCTCTTCTCATTTTTGTACCAGAGATAGCAAATGTATCTCCGTCTGCGTCTCTACTACCAGAAGATCTTATTTCAATTTTTCTGAAAGAAAAATCCTTTCCATTGTATTTATGGAGGAACTGCATCGCAGAAACTCTGTCAGATCCTACTAAAAATACAACTTCATCATATCCAGCAAGCATCAAATCCTGTAAAATTTCTACTGGTTGTTTAGGTCCAGAAAAGATTTTTCCTCTGTGTTCTGGAAACATCTTATTCATATATTCCAGTTTAATATCTGGGGGAAGTGGATTACTACCTTTAGTGTCAACTGTTTGAGAAATGTAGATACGATAATCTTCTTGACCAGCTTCTTTTTTTACACCGTCAAAGTTTTCCTTATGTCCTGTTGTTGGTGGTTGAAATCTACCAAATGTAAAGTAGCAAACCTTTCCTTCTATCGCCATTGTTTTTGTAGTGTGAAATTGTTATATGCAAACTCAAGACGATTAACAAATTTAATCATGCTGCCATCTTTATGTAGGACATATCCTTCTGGTGTTGTAACTTTATATCCTTTTTCAGTTTGCACAAAAGTCCTAAACTCTTCAAGATGATCCAATTTATCTATAACCATTTGTTTGACTGCTTGTAATTCTTTGTATAAAGCAATCATTGTTTTAAATTTATAAACATTATCAAGAAGATAATTTTCGCTTTTATAAACAAGGTTTCTCTTTTTAGTTAAATTATCCACCGTTTTAATTTTAGCAAGTTCTGCCGACATTTTTTTATGATAAAAATTCACCAACTCATCAATCGTCTCATCAATGTTTCCAATATTTCTGGCATTTTTAATTTCACTATTAAAGAATTGTTTTAGATAAGAAGAGATGTGAAACTTAGCATCACCAGTAGTGCCAAAGTTGCTAACCAAATCGTCAAGAAAATCTCCGCATAATTGAGACATACGTTCTATCTTAGAAACATACGCATCAAACTTTGCCATTTCTGCTTTGGAAAATCCCACCCTATTCATTGGAGTGTCGTTGTTAATTACAGCAACTTCCTTAATTTTATTAAAAGTTTTAATAGGGGCGCCTGCTCTTGCTTGCATATCAGCAAGCGAATCTCCTGTGTAATGAGTATGAAATACTACTCCAATTTTAGCCTGTCCTATTTCTTTTCCTATCTCATGATCGACAGGAATTCCATAGGTAATGGTATTCGGTCTAAAAGTATAAAGTTGCTCTCCGTCTATGTTTTCTTTATGCCTGGTAGAATCTGTAAATAATAAGTCACCCTGAATCACTCCTTTGATACCAAGTTTACTAAAATACTTCAAAGAATATTTCAGTTTCTCAGCAAGATCTCCATTGTAATATTGATCTACAGATTCTTCGGTGGCACATATCTTAGGTTCGGTTTTATTAAACACCGATTTAGTTCCCACAAAAAATACTCCAGACATAGGATCAACGCCACATACCACAGAAGGTGCTCCATCCCATTTCGTTTGCATGAAACCAGCACTTTCTTGATGTCCCAACATCTTCCTGAGTTCCTTTAAAAAAGAAACTGCTGCCTCACACCCCTCAACACCATAGTTGAGCATTTCGTCTTCAAGGTGTTCTAAGTGCTTAAGTTGTTTAATATTTGCCATTAGTCCATCAACTTTACATGAACGGATGATTTATCTGTTTGGGATCCAGCATAGAGATAAAGAGATCTCATAATTTCATCTTCTTTGCCAGAAGTTTTCATGCAATCCAATAAACGAAGTCCCATCAATTTACTGTATCTATAAGATTGAGATCTATTTGCTACTTTTATTTTGGTATCAGTATCATTCATCCATCCACCAGATGGATATTTTTTAAACAAAGCAACAATTTCATCTGTAATAGCATCTCTTGTTGATTTATTTTTTGGATTACATGCTGCCCAAAAAGACTGATTATTCCACCCACTTGTAATGCCAGGATACGATACTCCCAAAGATTCTAAGATGGAAACAATGCTTCCACCTCCACAACGACCCTGTGCTGCGGACACCCCCTTCATTTCAAGTTGCCAAGAACCCTTTGTTCCACCAGCAAAATTTCTTGATTGGAATCTATCATAAGCTCCATTGTCAAAATAGAAGTAGACATCCATGGGAAATCTATCCTCTTCATTTTTCTTTTTAGTATTTTCAAAATACATCCAGTATTTTTTAAATCCCAATTTTGATACTTTTTCTAACTTCTCATTTGAATCATAATTTAAAACTTTCATGGTAGCATTGCCCACCATCTTTTTTAAAGAAACTCCGATCAATTCTCTTTCTTCATATTTTTGTTTTATAAAATTATTAATTTGATCGACAGTTTTATGTTGGTCTAAATCACTGGCATTAAAAGTCGTTGCAACCATCCAAATATCAGCAGGATTCCATTTATCTTCCGAAGAAAAAATTACTTTATTATTTGGATCTTTTTGCATACTCCTTCTAACTCTTTGGTATGCTTTTTTAATCTCTTTGTCATCTGGTCCACCACCTCTACAGAAAATATAATTTTTACCAGAATTTCCAAACTCACTCCATAAAAGATTTGCTCCTTTGATGGATGAAAAATGCCATTCTGTATCAAGAGCATCTCCATAACAATCTTCTGGTTTCGCATCGATATCAATATGTTTGATAGCCTGATTCCAATGATCTTGTGAAATAGACTTAGTTGAATCAATCGGACCTTTATAAACATGAAATGCTAAAGCAGCATATATGCATTGAGCGCATTCATTTCTTTTAGTTTCTTCTGCTCCGCCTCCTGATCCAGCACCTGCTCCTGGTTTTACTTGAATGCGAATATATTTTGTGTATACGCCAGATGTAACAGGAATATCAATTTCAGTATTTTCCTTTTTTATATCTGCTGTCGGAAATAATTGTTTTATATTAGTAGCAATATGTTTTGCTGCTTGCTTTCTACCAACTCTTGTAGTAAACACTTTGATGCCAAAATAAAATCTACCTCTTCTGGATGCTTCTGGATCTTTAATATCTGTAACATCAAAATCATAATATGCATAACCATCTCCACCCAAAGAGTCCATTACTTTATAAACTGCAGAGGCCCACTCTCCAGATAAGTTATATTTTCCTTGCTTAGTCATAAGAAAAAACCTCCCCAATTATTTAGGGGAGGCAAACATCAAAGATCGGTGGCAACTCGATTTTCACTTCGCTCAATACTAAAAGTTCCTTCTGGGTATCGAGCAGTCAGTTTCTCAAAATTCATCTGAGCAATTTCTTCAAATGAAATATCCAAAGCGATACATGCCTGAGCAATATACCAAAGAATATCACCCAGTTCTCGCTTCATATGAAAGATGTTGTCTTGGTTATAAGGCTTTCCTTGAAAAGCAATCTTCTTCACAATCTCAGTAAACTCACCTCCTTCGGCAGTGATACCACAAGCAGCAGTCATTAGACGTTGGATATCAGCACCTTGATTTTTTAATTCAAGAATACGTTCAACAAATTCACTGGTATCCTTTGATGCTGGACTGGTAACAGAACCAACGAATTCAACATACTTATTAAAATCAATTGTCATAGAATAAAACTGGTAAATTTGTTTTGTGTTTTTTTACTTTGCTCTGCTGCCATTTCTTCAAA